CATAGCCGAAGGCAGTCTTTCAAAGAAAAATGAGTTTCTTTGCAAATACTGTTGCTTAAAATCCTCATCGTCCCTTGCCTGGATTCCGGCAAAGACGGTTGAAGACGCTTCCGGCGAAGCACTGGATCCGGAGGACTTCCGTAACAGTTATGCCGTCGGCGGCATCGACCTGTCGCAGACACGCGACCTCACGGCCTGCACGGCGGTCATCGAGAAGAACGGCGAGCTCTATGTGTTCGCGAAGTTCTTCCTGCCGGCTGAACGCATCGACGAGGCAACGCAGCGCGACGGCCTTCCCTACAACACTTACATTCAGCGCGGTTTACTTCAGCCGTCCGGCGACAACTACGTCGACTACCACGACTGTTATCAATGGTTTGTAGACCTTGTGGAGAAATATCAAATATTCCCGCTGAAGATAGGCTACGACCGTTATTCGGCTCAGTATCTCGTTCAGGACCTGTCAGCGTACGGCTTCCATTGCCTGGACGTTTATCAGGGCGAGAACCTTTATCCCGTCATACAGGAGCTACAGGGGCTTCTGGAAGACGGGATAGTTCATATAGGCAACAACGACTTACTCAAAGTGCACTTATTAAACTCGGCCATCAAGATGTCCAACGAACGCGGACGAGGCCGGCTGGTAAAACTTAACCCGTCTCTCCACATAGACGGCACAGCTGCGCTGCTCGATGCGTTCACGGTGCGGCAGCAGTTCTATTCAGAGATCGGAGAGCAACTTAAAAACGAGGTGTGAGAATGGGGCTGTTTGATTTCCTTTTTGCAAAAGCGCCCAAACCTAAGGGTGAATATCAGGGGTCGTTCAGGATGCTGACCGGCTATGAGCCGCACTTCACCCGCTGGGGCGGCAATGTTTACGAGAGCGAGCTGGTAAGGGCGGCGATAAACGCCAGGGCGACGCACATATCCAAACTCAACGTAACGGTCCAGGGCGCTGCCAAGCCGGCGCTTCAGACGAAGCTGAAAAGGGGCCCGAACCAGATACAGACCTGGTCGCAGTTCCTTTACAGGCTTTCCACAATTCTGGACGTCCACAACACGGCCTTTATCGTGCCGGTGTACGACCAGTACGGCGAGCCGTCGGGCGTATACGCTCCGCTCCCGAACAGGTGCGAAGTGGTCCAGTATGCCGGCAAGCCTTATCTGCGTTATGAGTTCAACTGGGGCGAAAAGGCTGCTATCGAGCTCGAAAACTGCGGGATCATGACGAAGTTCCAGTACCGCGACGACTTGTTCGGTGAATCGAATCACGCTCTGCTGCCGACGATGGATCTCATCCATATCCAGAACGAAGGTATAGAGGAGGGCGTCAAGTCGGCGGCCACCTACCGCTTTATGGCGCAGCTGTCCAACTTCGCCAAGGCTGAAGACCTGGCTAAAGAGCGGAAGCGCTTCACCGAGGAGAACTTCTCCAGGGACGCTGAAGGCGGCGGTATGCTTCTCTTCCCGAACACCTATCAGAACATCAAGCAGATAGAGGCCAAACCGTTCGTCATCTCTTCCGAGCAGATGACGCTCATCAAGCAGAACGTCTTCGACTACTTCGGCGTCAACGAGGATATTCTAACCAACAAGGCCATCGGCGACGTCTGGTCCGCGTTCTACGAAGGAGCTGTTGAGCCCTTCGCCATCCAGTTCAGCGAAGTCATGACGCGGATGCTGTTCACCTTCCGCGAGCAGGGCCAGGGCAACTATGTAATGGCCACGTCGAACCGGATCCAGTACATGACCAACATAGATAAGTTGAGAGTGTCTTCCCAGATGCTCGACCGGGGCATTATGAGCATAAACGAGATAAGAGAGATATGGAACCTTCCGTCGGTCGAAGACGGAGACGTCCGCATAATTCGCGGCGAATACTACGGCGCGGACGAAAAACTGACAGGAGATGAAGATACAGATGCCGAGCAATGAACGCGAATACAGGAGCATGGAGCTCCGGCTTTTGCCGATAGAAGAGGGCGAGGAGCAGAGATATTTCGTCGAGGGCTACGCCTCCACCTATGAGCCGTACAAGCTCCTGACGATAGACAATGTGGATTATTTTGAGCGCATTGAGCCGACGGCGTTTGAAGGGGCAGACCTTTCAGACGTCGTTTTCCGTGTTGACCACGAGGGCCCTGTCTACGCTCGCAGCTCCGCCGGCACGGTCGAGCTGTGGACGGACGAGCACGGCCTTGGCCAGAGAACCGACCTGAGTAAGACGCAGAGGGCGCGGGAGCTGTTTGCCGATATCGCGGCGGGCAACTATCCCAAGATGTCCTTTGCTTTTACTGTTGCCGAAGATCGCTATGATCAGGCAGAGCATACAAGGGTAATAGAGAGGATAGCGAAGGTCTATGACGTCAGCCCTGTCGCCTTCCCCGCTAATCCCACAACCGAACTTAGCGTTTCCACCCGCGACTATTTCGACGGAGTGATCGAGATGGAGAAAGCGGAGCGACTTGAGCGGGAGAAAAGGGAGCGCCAGAAGAAGCAGATTGAGATTCTGCTGAGTATGTAAGGAGTAGTTATGGAAATCAACGAAATGACCATCGAGCAGATGGAAGCCCGCAAGGCTGAGATCCGCACCGAGCTCGAAGCTGAAGACGCAGATCTCGACGCTCTCGAAGCTGAAGTTCGCGGTATCAACGAAGAGCTTGAGAGCCGCAAGGCTATCGAAGCCCAGAAGAACGAGCTCCGCATGGCTGTCGCAGCCGGCGAGGGCGAGACCATCAAAGAAATTATTGAGGAGAGAAAAGTAATGACCAATATGGAAGTCAGAGAGTCCAAGGAATACATGGACGCTTTCGCAGACTATATCAAGACCGGCGACGACAGAGAGTGCCGCGCCCTTCTGACCGAGACCGTCTCCGGCACCGTTCCCGTACCGGCTATCGTTGACGGCATCATCCGCACCGCGTGGGAGAACGAAGAGATCCTGAACCGCTGCCGCAAGACCTACATCCGCGGCAACCTGAAGGTCGCTTTCGAGCGCTCCGCTGACGGCGCTTACGAGCACACCGAGGGCACGACCGCTGTGACCGAGGAAGACCTCGCTCTCGGCATCGTGACCATGATCCCGAAGAACATCAAGAAGTGGATCCACGTCTCCGATGAGGCTATTGCCATGGGCGGCGAGGCGTTCCTCCGCTACATCTATGACGAGCTGACCTATCAGATCGTTAAGAAGCTGGCCGACCTTGTTGTCAACGACATCAAGTCCCTCGACACTTCCGCCACCAGCACCGCTCCGGCAGCTGCGAAGATCACCGCGAACCCGAGCGTTACCCTTATCGCCCAGGCGTTCTCGAACCTCTCCGACGAGGCTCGCAACCCTGTCATCATCATGAACAAGCTGACCTATGCCGCCTTCCAGGCTGCTTACGCCGGTGCCAGCTTCGCTGTGGATCCGTTCATGGGCCTCCCGGTGCTCTTCAACAACAGCCTCCCGGCTTACAGCGCTGCTTCCACCAACGCTGTCTACGCTATCGTCGGCGACCTGTCCGGCGCTCAGGTCAACTATCCTGAGGGCGACGGCATCGTTATCAAGTACGACGACCTCTCCGAGGCCGAGGCTGACCTCGTTAAGATCGTAGGCCGTCAGTATGCTGCTCATGCTGTTACCGCTTCCGGCCGCTTCTGCAACATTGCGAAGAGCGCGTAATGAAAGTCAAGATGCTTAGAACCGCGAGGGTTTGGGCAAAAGCCGGGGACACAGTTGACGTGTCCCCGGAAGAAGCCGAGTTTCTCATTTCCGTCGGTTCTGCCGAAAAGGTACAGTCCAAGAAAAAGACTGAGGATAAAAAATGAAACTTCTGATCGCGATCCCCGCCATGGACTTTATGCAGACCGAGTTCGTGAAGTGCCTCATGAGCCTGACCGACAGGCTCCGCAAAGACGGCATTTCCTTCGCGGTCCGCATCGAAGCCGGAACGCTGGTTTATATGGCCCGCGACAAGCTGGCCAAGTACGCCATCCACAACGGCTTCACGCGGGTGCTTTGGCTTGATTCAGACATGGTATTTACAGACGACTTGCTGGAGGATCTCGAGTTCTCCGGCATGAACTTCGTTACGGGCATAGCTCACGGACGGAGAAAGCCGTATCTGTCATGTTTATTCAAGTCGTATTACCCGGAAGTCAAGCGCTGGGTCTATGAGGAATACCCGAACAACACCTTCGAGGTGGAGGCCTGCGGCATGGCCGTCTGTCTGATGGACGTTAAGATCCTGAAGGACGTGTACGACCGTTATCAGACCTGTTTCACGCCGACGGTGTGTCTGGGCGAGGATGTGGCCTTCTGCGACCGGGCCAAGAAGCTCGGCTATCATGTATACGCCGAGCCGGCTGTCAAGGTCGGCCATATAGGCCACATAACGATATATCCGGAAGATTCCATTGAGGCGAGGAACGAGATCAGATGAAACGAGTATTGATCACAGCGCCTCTGAAACAGCAAATAGGCATCTTCAACGCCTTCCAGGACGCCCTGGACAGGCTGGAGATACCCGAAGGTGTAACGGTCGACCGTCATTACGTCGTTAATGACTGCGCCGAAGTTATACCCGCCATCAGGGGCAGCTACGAAGTCATCAACACAGGCGATGTCTATATTAAGACTCACAATGACCATATATGGTCGCATGAGAACCTGAATAAGATGTCGCTGCTGCGTAACGCTACCATAAAGCGGGCTTTGGAAGGCGGCTACGACTACTGGTGGTCGATAGACACCGACCTGATCCTGGACCCGAGGACGCTGCCCGTTCTTCTGAGTGCAGACAAAGACATAGTGTCCGAGGTCTTCTGGACGCAGAGCAAAGTCGGCGGCTGGTGGTGTAACGGATGGATGTACGACCAGGCTGACGCCGACGGTCGGCTGAAAGAATTTATGAATCCCGGCTTATACAAAGTAGGTATGACGGGTGCTTTGACTTTGGTAAAGACCGACGTCTTCCGTGCGGGTGTGGATTACTCGCCTATCCCAAATATCCGCAAGGTGTTGTGGGGAGAAGACCGCTGGTTCTGCATCAGGGCGGCGTGTCTCGGTTACGAAATGTGGCTCGACACGCATTGCCCGGCCGAGCACCTGTTCACGCCGGACTTGTACCGTGACTATATGAGGAGATTGAACGATGGCGACAACTAGTTTACTGGACAAAGTGAAGCTCGCATTGAAGCTCACGACCAATGCTTATGATAACGACCTTTACGACCTAACGGAGGCTGCAAAGCTCGACCTGGGCATCGCCGGCGTTGTGCTCCCGAGTACGCTCGACGCTCTCTGCGAGCGGGCGATAATCACTTACGTCATGGTCCACTTCGGCGGGTACGCTGATGCTGATTACAGATCCGCAGACCGCATGAAAGCGTCTTACGACGAACAGAAGGCGCAGCTGCAGATGGCCACCGGCTACACGGTATGGTGACGCTATGATCAGAGCTGACGTTATTTATCTGCTGGCGGAGAGCCCTTCAAAGCATGGTTACTTTGACCCTGCCGTTTATACGGAACGAATGGTTTATTGCTCCGTTCGTTCCGTAGGCATGAACGAGTTCTACCGTGCGAAGGAGCAGGGCCTGGAGCCGGATGTGGTGTTTACCTTGGCAGCCTACGCCGATTACGACGGCGAGCGGCTGGTCAAGTGGAACGATAAGATCTACAGAGTAGTCAGGACGTATGTCGACGGCCTGAAGATAGAGCTGACGTGCGAGGAGGGAGAGTATGTCGCTACAACCGGTTAAGACAGCCCTTGATTCGACGGGTCTTCCCTTCGCCCATTACGCGTGGGCCTCGAACGCCAAGGAACGCAAGACCGACCACGGCGTTTACGCCGAGGACGGCGCTAACGACCTCTACGGTGACGATATCCACGCGGAGCACGTTATCCAGGGCACGATTGACTACTTTACCCGCGATGACAGCGGAGCGCCTCAGACGACGATTGAGACTGCGCTCGATAATGGAAAGATAGCCTGGTATCTCAACACGATTCAGTTTGAGGATGATACCGGGTTTATTCATTATGAGTGGGTTTTCGAGGTGTGAGTCATGGCGACGTTTATATGCCCCGGCCTCGAGCAATATGAAGACCAGATAGCAAAGCTGGGCAAGGATGCAGTCGGTATTTGTAAGTACGCGATATACGACGCTGCCGGCATGGTGCTGGAGGCTATCAAGGAGAATACACCGGTGGAGAGCGGAGACCTGAGAGACAGCCTTGCGCTTGCACCGATGCGAAATGATAACGGGTATATCAACACAAAGATAGAATGGGCCGGCTATGACAGCAACGGTACGCCAAACGCATTAAAAGCGGCCGTGCTGGAAAGCGGGCGTTCCAATCGAAGTAAAGTGCCGTTTATCAGGCCGGCTGTCAATCGCGTACAAAAAGCGGCGGAGGCTTCTATCGAAGCCGCGCTGGATAAGAAAATCAAACAGATCATGAAATAGGAGGCTATGTAAATGGCTGGTATAGGACTCTATGGTGTCTATTATGCTAAAGCCACAATCGCGGACGGTGTCGTCACCGGCTACACCGGCGGTGTCCAGCAGATGGGTAAAGCCATCTCTGCGAGCTTTGAGCAGAACGACCCTGACAACAATCCCCTTTACGCAAACAACGCGATAGCGGAGAACG